CCCACAAAAACCCCGGAACGAGATTCGCGCACGAGGGGGGTAGATTGGTGGTGAAAACCAATGGACAAAGAGCAAAAAGAAAAGCTGAGAAAAAAAGAGTTGGCCAAACTTGATAAGATTTTCAAGAACCTGCCGCCTGATAAACAAAAATTGGCCGAAGGTTTGAAATCACAAGCCGCGTTCATGGTTGCTACGCTCCAGGAATTGCAGGAGATCATGAACGAGGACGGGCCTGTCGAGATGTTCGAGCAGGGGAAACAGCGTATGTTACGCGAACATCCTGCTGCGAAGACATACAACACGATGGTTCGCAACTATGCTGCCGTGTGCAAGACGCTTTTTGATCTTCTCCCCGACGAGGCTAAGAGCAGAGCGGTTGAGGATGAACTTATGGAGTTCATCAAAGGTGCGAAAAAATGAACTACATTCTGGAATACTGGGAGAAAATCCAGTCCGGGGAGATTCGGGCTTGCCGGCGGTTGAAGCAGCAGTACCAGAAGCTGGTCGATGAGATCGAGCACCCGCGTGATCCGTGGGTTTTCGACATCGAGAAAGCGAACCGCCCGATCGAATTCATCGAGCGGTTCTGCAAGCACTCGAAAGGCAAATGGGCCGGGAAGCCTGTCCGCCTTGAGCTCTTTCAGAAGGCGAAACTGCAGGCAGTCTATGGCTTCGTCCACCGGGAAACAGGCCTCCGCCGGGCGCGGGAAGTTTTGACGATCGTCGGCCGCAAGAACGGGAAGTCGACGGAAAAGGCCGCGCTCGGGAATTACATGCTAGTGGCTGATGGCGAGGGCGGTTCCGAGGTGTACAGTGTCGCCACAAAGAAGGACCAGGCGCGGATCGTCTGGACCGAGGCGCACAATATGGTCGCCCAGTCCCCGGCGCTAAGCCGGCATATCAAGAAGCGAAAGACAGACCTGTACTTTCCGGTGACGTTCAGCAAGTTTGAGCCTCTCGCGTCTGATTCCAATAGCCTCGACGGCCTGAACGTCCATTACGCCATCATGGACGAGCTTCACGCGATCAAGGACCGGAACCTCTATGACGTCATCAAGCAGGCCATGACGGCGCGTGAACAGCCGCTACTCGACATGATCACGACGGCCGGTTTCGTGCGGGAGTGCATCTATGATAGCATTTACGAATATGCCTGCAACGTGCTGGACGGAATCGTGGAGGACGACCGGTTCCTGGCGTTTATCTATGAGCTGGACGACCGGTCCGAGTGGACCGATTTCCGGATGTGGGAAAAGGCCAATCCCGGACTGGGCACGATCAAGGACTATAATGAGCTCGCCGCCAATGTGGAGCGCGCGAAGAATGATCCGGACTTTCTGCCGACCGTGCTCACGAAAGATTTCAACATCCGGGACACGGTGACCGGAACATGGCTTACCTTCGACCAGGTGAATAACGAAGAGACATTCACCATGGACGACATCCGCGACACTTACGCGATCGGCGGCGCCGACCTGTCCAGCACGACGGACCTGACATGCGCGACGCTGCTCGTCATGAAACCTGGCAGTGAAAAGATCTATTGCCTGCAGCAATATTTCCTGCCGGCGGATGTGGTTGAACAGCGGGTGCGCGAAGACAAGATCCCTTACGACAAATGGGCAGACCGCGGTCTGTTGACACTTTGCGAAGGGAATAAGGTCCGGTATAGCGACGTCACGGCTTGGTTTCTCCGGATGGTGCGGGAATACAGCATCCATCCGGTGTGGATCGGATATGATCCCTGGAACTCGAAGTATTGGGTCGATGAAATGGAGGCGCACGGTTTCACCATGGAAGTCGTCCGCCAGGGCGCGCAGACGCTCAGCCAGCCGATGAAGGAGCTGGCGGCCGACCTCATGGCAAAACGAATCAATTACAACAATAACCCGATCTTGAAATGGTGCCTTACGAACACCAGCGTGAAGCGCGACGAAAACGACAATATCCGGCCGGTGAAAGGCCAGAATCAGAGACAGCGCATTGACGGCGCTGTCTCTTTGTTGATCGCATACACCGTGCTGTTCAGGCACATGGATGATTACCGGGCGCTGGCATGCTGAAGGGAGGTGAGCCGGTGGCAGAACAGCGAAACTGGTTGCAGAAGGTGTTCGGGAACCTGTTTTCCCGCCGAACCGGGTTGTCGCAAGTCAAGGTGATGGCCGGGTACACGCCGGTCTTTACGCCGTGGGGCAACAGGCCTTACGAGGCCGACGTGGTGCGGGCCGCGGTGGACGCCATCGCGCGAAACGCCGCGAAGCTCAAAGCGAAACACATTCGCCGGGTGAACGGCGACATCATCCCGGTGGGCGGCCACATTGAGCGCCTCTTGCAGGTGCGGCCGAACCCGCGGATGAATGCCTATGATTTTCTGTACAAGCTGGTCAGCACGGTGTTGCTGGACAATAATGCCTTCGCCTATCCCCAATGGGAGGGCGGTCAACTGGTGGCGATCTGGCCGGTCAACTGCGTGGGCGCCGACATTCTGGAGGATGAGCGCGGGCAACTGTATGTGAAATTCTATTTTGCCGATCAGGGCAACGTGGTACTGCCCTATTCCGATGTCATCCACCTGCGGCGCCACTACTACGACAACGACATGCTGGGCAGCCCGAACATGCCGCTCAACACGACCCTTTCGGTGATCCACACGACCCGGGAGGGGTTGGCGCAGGCGGTCAAGACATCGGCCCACCTCCGGGGCATTCTCAAGTTTACGCAGATGCTCAAGGAGGAAGACATCAAGGCCAACCGGGAGCGGTTCGTTCAGGAATACATGACTGTTCAGAATATCGGTGGCATCGCGGCGCTGGACGCGAAGGCGGATTACATCGAGTTGAAAAATGACCCGAAGATGATCGACGCCCAGCAGATGCAAGAGCTGCGGGACACGGTGTTCCGATACTTCGGTGTGTCCGAAAACATCGTGATGGGTAAGTACACAGAGGACGAATGGAACGCCTTCTATGAGTCGACCATCGAGCCCATCGCGCTGCAGCTCAGCCTGGAATTCACGAGCAAACTGTTCAGTGACCGTGAAATCGGGCACGGCAACGAAATCGTGTTCGAAGCCAACCGGCTCCAATATGCGAGCGTCAGCACAAAGCTGGCGCTTGTTTCGTTGGTCGACCGAGGCGCTATGACACCCAACGAATGGCGCGAGGTTTTCAACCTGTCGCCCATTGAGGGCGGCGATACTCCGATCCGCCGGCTGGACACCCGGCCGACGAACGAAGATGTGAAAGGTGGTGATGGGGGTGGACAAGAAGGAGATCCGCCTGGCGGAGATCCGGGCGCTGGAACCGACGGGTGACGAGCAGGAGATGATCGTCGAAGGACGAGCGATCGTCTATGACCATCCGACCGTCCTGTACGAGGTCGATGGCGTGAAATACTACGAGGTCATCCAGAGGGGCGCGCTGGACGGCGCTGATCTCAAGGACGTGCCGTTCAAGTACAACCACAGCGACAACGTGATGATCATGGCGCGGACCCGGAACAAGACGCTCGAGCTCATCCCGGATGAGCAAGGGCTGCGTATCCGGGCGAATCTGGCGAACACAACCACGGGCCGTGATCTCTATGAGCTGATCAAGCGGGGCGACATCGACAAGATGAGCTTTGCCTTTACGGTGGCGGAGCAAAGCTATGACCGCGAATCTCGCACTCGCAAGATCATCCGATTCAAGCGAATCTGGGACGTGTCGGCGGTGGATACCCCGGCTTACGACCAGACATATATCAGCGCACGAAGCTGGTTCGCGGCGCAGGCGGAGGCCGAGCGTCAGGCGGCGGAGGCTGCTGAGCGGCGGCGGAGAGTGCTGATCTTGAAAACCTATTTCTGACAAGGAGTTGATCACGGATGAATATCAAAAAGCGTCTGCAAGAAATCGAAGCTCGCAAAGTTGAGCTGCGAAACATGCTGGAAAACGACGAGAAGGCGGACCTGGACGCCATCGAGAAGGAATTGAATTCTCTTTCCGCTGAAGAGCAGGAGCTGCGGCGTCGGCTCGAGGTGGCCGCTGGCATTCAGGCAGGCGACATCGAAGGACGGAAAATCGAGTCCATGGGGCGGCCCGAAAAGGTTGAACAGCGGGACGTGGACCCGCACGACACGATGGAGTACCGCCGGGCGTTCATGGAGTACGTGACGCGCGGCAAGAAGTCGGATGTCCTGGAATTCCGGGCCGACGAAACGACGCTGCCGAGCGACATCGGCGCCGTCATCCCGACGACGATCATCAATCGGATCGTCGAGAAGATGGAGGAAGTCGGCCGCATCTGGTCGCGCGTGACAAAGACCAGCATCCAAGGCGGTGTGGAAATCCCGGTTTCGACG